GGGGGGGGGTATATGGAACTGCCTTTGTGGTGGGGAATATGGCGAGGAGAAGATACTGAGTGTGGTCATGGTGTATGTACATGCGATGGTAGGATTGCAAAATTGCCTTGTATTAATTATGATGATTGTGGTGGTGGGGAGTGGTGGCAAAATTGTTGCATTGATGGATATTGTAGTGAATGTGTTCCGCCCCGCGGACCGTGCATGGATAGTACTGATTGCCTAGGCCACAACGGAATACATGGCCCCGGCTCGGAATTTTCTATGTGTTGTCTTCTTGGAATCTGCACGCAGTGTTCTATGTTACATGGGGTGTGTTATGATCAAGATGATTGTGAGCCCATGGATGGACTATGTTGCGAGTATGGAATGTGTAGACCATGTGGTGCATGTTGCTTTGAAGATGATGTTTCAGGGAACGTTGTGTGTCAAGACAATGTTGGTGAGTTATCTTGTGAAGAACGGACAGGTAGTACTTGGTATGGAGAACAGAGATGTGACGATATCACATGCGGCGGATATGTTGGAGGCGGCGGAGATTTAATGTTTGTTCAACTTCCAGATGGAACTTGTATTTGGATGTCATGTGATTCTACGAATTGTCCATATCCAGAATGTCAACTATCATAAATAACATGAGGTAGAATGTAAATATGACTTTTCAACACAGGTCAAGAATAAAGTCATCTGTTGACTATAGTTTTATTGCGTCCGATATGGGTGCATGCTGTCTACCACATGCAGGGGATATGCTTGCTGCATCATCATATCAATGGTGTTTAGAAGTTGATGGTCTTTTTATACCAACTGAACTTGATGGAGAGGGCGAACCTATATTGGATGGAGTAGAATGCCCCATTCTCTCTGATAGAGGTTGTTGTTGTGCGTGTTCATATGTTGATGACTTTGATGCTTTTTTTGATGCTCCTGGTTCGGGTGAAAATGGAACATATCAAGACTGTGCAGATGGATGTTATCAGGGAGGAACAAGGGATAATACCACCAAATGTGAATGTGACAGATTAGGTGGTGTGTGGTCTGTGCATGATTGTTCTACATTCGCCTACAGTAGGCGGCTTTGTACAGATAACAGCACAATACAGGATGTTCGCTGGCCAGGTGCTTGCTGTGTGGATGAAAGTTGTCACAATGTGTGTTCTGTAAATGAATGTTCCGATGTAGACGAAGAGACAAACGAAAATACACAATGGCGACCAACAGAAGTTTGTTGTGATGAAGTGATACCACCAGGGTGGGTAGATTGTAGTGACTGTTCCAGTGGAATGTATAAATCAGCAGGAATTAGGGACATTAGAACTGGAATATTAGTTATTAATAAAAACCCAAGATTTACCACAGCAGCAATAGAACAAGATTTAGCAAAAAATATGAAATCCTGTTGCATATATGAAAATAAACAAAACAACGTTGTCTCTTCTGTATTAGACGAAAGTAAATGCACATCCCTCGGTGGGGTGTGGGCAGGAGTGGATCACGATGGAGATTACCATCCCACAAACTCCACCAGATGTCAAGAGTTGTTGGACATATACGCAAATGGCGGAAGCATCTCTTCGTCATATGTTAATGATTGGAAAATTGGCGAGTATATTTTCGGTGGGAGATATGTTGGGACATTTAATGTACAATCACCTTCGTTTGGTTCGGGTAGTGTTTGTCTTGGAAATCCCCAAACTGGAAGTGTATTAAATTACACAGCAACAGATTATGAAGATAATGAAAATAGTAAAAATAAGTATGCTTTGTTTATTGATACTAGAGATTTATTTGAAAATAGAGTAGTTCTGAATAAAAATAACATATCACCAGAAAGTATTTCTACAAATTCATCTTGGGATGCTATTAAAAATAACAGCACTTGGAACAATGCAATTCAACGGGTATTGGATGCAAAAAACACTAAATATTTCAACTGGACAGTCCCATCAATGGACATACTTGCATTTGCATATAACCAAACAAATACATTAGAATTTATCCGTAATCTACATTTAGATAAAAATAAAAACCACCCATATCAACGAATGAAATCCAGATATTACTGGACCAATACACTTTACAAGGAAAAAATAAGAGGTAAAGCGTATGCATATACTCAAAGTTTTAATAAAAAATCAATTGTTGGAATTAGACCGATTACAGATAGTTCCTATATTAGACCCTTCCTTTTAATACCTATAATATAATAATATTGACTTTATTTGAATGAAATAATGTTGACTTTGTTTTATACATGTAATATAATTTTGTTGTTATGGAGACTATTAATTAATGAATGAAGACAACAACACACCATCAAATGACATTCAATTCCGAAGCGTTCCTATAGATCCCAATAAAAGAGGAATCAAAGACAAACTTAGTATGGTGCAAAATTTTGCGACTGCTCTTGCTTCTCGTAGCATAAACAATAAAAAAATCAACACCCCTATAAAACAACTTCGAGTGTTGAGTTGTTTTGGTAATCAAAATTCGGGAGGAGTTTTGCCACCATGCGAACATTTAAAGGAAAGTGAAGTCAGTGAAGGAAAACATTATTGCGGTGCGTGTGGTTGTGGTGACAAGAAGATGACCTGGCTTGTACAAAAATCGGACAATTATAGTAAGTTAGATTATCCAAAAGTTGCATGTCCTTTACAAATGCCTGGTTTTTCTAATTATGTTATAAGCACACCAGATGAGTCAGAAGAACCTATTACCCGAAAATATTATATTGAAAATGTGAATTATAAAGAAATTCAAAATTTACATGTGAAAATTGGTATTCAGAAAACAGAACAAGAATCTCCATCAGATTCAGAACAAAAACCAAAATTTGATTCATAAAACACTTTTACTGTTGATGCTTTATACATATAAGAAAAGGCATCAGGAGTTTTCCAATGGCAATACCAAATTCTAGAGACGAATTAATTGATTATTCTCTTCGTAAACTAGGTTATCCGGTAGTAGAAATTAATGTTGACAGACAGCAATGTGAAGACCGTCTGGACGAAGCATTAGAAATGTATTCGGAAAGACACTTTGATGGGTCTGAAAAGGCATATTTCAAACATCAAATTACCCAAACAGATAAAGATAACATGTATATTAACACCGACGATTTTGGTCCGGTGAATGGTGCTACTGCCGATGGACCTACGGGGAAAGATATATTAAGTGTGGTTCGGTTGTTTCAATTTGGAAATTTTGCAAACATCAGTATGTTTGATGTGCGATATCAGATGGCACTAACAGATTATTTTGGAATTAATCGTGGATTGGGTAATAATAGTTCTATGGGATTAGCCCGATACGATTCAACTAAACGTTATATTAATATGATTCAGGACTTCTTTCAACCAGAAAAAAGAATCAGATTCAATAAAGTATCGAATAAGATCCACATGGACATGAGGGCTGCTGATTTAGAAACGGGTAAATATTTAGTTATTGAAGCATATGTTAAAATTCCCTCTGTCGCATTTTCGCAAATATTTGATGATGTTTGGTTAAAAAAATATACAACTGCTCTTATTAAACGGCAGTGGGGACAGAACATGTCTAAGTTTGAGGGCGTTCAATTACCAGGTGGTGTTTCTCTTCGTGGTGGGGAAATATATAACGAAGCAAATGAGGAAATACAGAGACTAGAGGAAGAACTGAAAACCACATATGAACTTCCAATTGATTTCAATGTAGGTTAGTTTAATGGCAAGAAATCCACACTTCAAAGACTATAGCGGCGAACAAAATGTCGTAGAAGATCTCACCGTTGAGATAATTAAATCGATGGGGAGGGATATGGTCTATATTCCTAGAACCCTTGTGAACACAGATGATCTGTTTGGGGAAGATACACAATCTAAATTTGATGATGGTTATCAATTGGAAATGTATGTTGCAAGTGTTGATGGATTTGAGGGCGAGGGCGATGTCCTTTCTAAATTTGGAATTGAAATAAGAGATAAAATGGACCTCATTGTTTCCAGAAAACGATTTGAGGAAACTGTTGGTATATACGAAGAAATAACAAGACCAAAAGAAGGAGACTTGATTTATTTTCCTCTCAGCAAGACTCTTTTTGAGATTAATTTTGTAGAACACGAAAATCCATTTTATCAATTGGGTAAGTTGTTTACATATAGATTATCATGTGAAGTATTCACCTATAGTCAAGAGGAAATTGATACAGGGTATACTGATATTGATACAGTTGAAGACGAAATCAAGAAATTCGCTATTGAGTTTGATCTTGGTACACGGATCAGTGGTGTTGCTGCAACTAATTTCTTTGAGGGTGAATCGGTGTTTCAGGTTTCTGGTGTTACTGGAGATACTGCATTGCTGGCAAATGCAACTGCGACAGCAACTGCAACAGATTGGAGTTCGTCTAATACGAAACTTACTCTCACAAATATTGTCGGGACCATATCAACATCAACCGGACAGACATTGAGGGGTGCTGTTTCGGGTGCAGAATATGAGATCAACAGCAGCACAACAACCACGCTCATCATTCCACAAGAACCACAGGACAATGAACCAGCGGGCGATAATGAGGACATTGAATTGTTTAGAGATCAAGATGACATCTTTGACTTCACGGACACAGATCCATTTTCAGAGGGCGATTACTAGAAACAACACCTAAATAGAGATGGTAAGAGGAAGATGGCGGTTCCTAACACAGAAAAATGGAACACTCTTCTGGAACAAGGATATAAAGAGGGTTACTAATGTTTGCACAATTCTACAATGAATCTATTAGAAAGACTGTGATTGGATTTGGTTCCATTTTCAATGACATTCGGATTGCACGAAAGAATGCAGACGGTACGACAAAGGAAACGATCCGCGTGCCGTTGTCTTATGGACCAAAAGAAAAGTTTATCCGAAGAATCCAAGAAGACAGTAGTATTTCTAGTAACACCCATACGCAAATAACTCTCCCGAGATTGGGGTTTGATATTACGGGATTTTCATATGACCCCACAAGAAGGGGGAATAAACTAAGAACAACAACTGCCACTTCTACTGACGGTTTAGTAGAAAAATGGAACTATGCTGAAGTTCCTTATAATATTTCTTTCGGTTTATATTCGTTTACTAGAAACCAGGACGACAATCTTCAGATTGTTGAACAAATTCTTCCTTACTTTAGTCCTGAATTTATAGTTACATTTAAAATAAATGATGTAAACACAAAAGTAGATGTTCCTATTGTATTAAATTCGGTTAATATGACTGAAGAGTATGAAGGTGCTTTTGATACAAGAAGAAACATCACAACTACCTTTGAGTTTACTGCAAAGACATATGTGTATGGACCAGAGAAGACTAACAAGATAATTCTTCAATCTGAAATTGATATTCATGGAGTTGATACTGCGTTTGATGGTTTGGTATCGGACGCTCACGATCTTCGTATTGGTATAACAGGTGGGTTCACTGGTGATGGATACACCGCAGAAAACAGAATTTATGGTGAGTTATATTATGAGTGATAAGAAAAGCGTTGACGAGAAATTGTCAGAAGCATTAGATATTGAATTTGAATCAGAAGCAAAACAAATAGAGAGCAAAAGAAAAGTTACGCAGATTCAAGTTAATGCTAATGATAGTGAAAAGGACTATTGGCTAGTCCGAAATAATATGAAAGAACTCATTTCCACAGGCGAAGATGCAATAGAAGGTATTCTTAAAGTTGCGACTGAGGGGGATTCTCCTCGTGCATATGAAGTTGCCGCTCAAATGATTAAGACGGTTTCTGAAGCAAACAAAGACCTTATTGATCTACATCAGAAAATGAAGACGATCAATAAAGAAGAAGTCAATATTCACAACACAACCAACAACTCTCTTTATATTGGTTCAACTAAAGAATTACAAAATCTCATCAACACTGAACGAAGTACTAATAAAAAGAAAGTAGAAGGTAAACATGATGTGATTGATGGTGAGGTAATAGACAATGACGGCTAAACAAGATGGATATATGGGAAACCCCAACCTCAAACCAACTGGGGTTGAGATGGAATTCACAAAAGAGCAAGTCAAAGAATACATCAAGTGTTCCCAGGATCCGGTATACTTCATACGAAATTATGTGAAGATTGTTTCTCTTGATGAAGGACTTATTCCTTTTGATATGTACGATTTTCAAGAAGAAATGGTGAATATTATTAATAATAATCGTTTCTTTATCGGGAAACTGCCGAGACAGACTGGCAAATCAACGACCATGATTTCTTATCTCCTTCATTATGTTCTATTCAACCAGAGCATGAGTGTTGCGGTACTTGCAAATAAGCAATCTGTATCTCGGGACATCTTGGGACGACTCCAACTTGCATACGAATATCTTCCTCTTTGGCTTCAACAAGGAATTATTGCATGGAACAAAGGAAGCATTGAATTAGAGAATGGTTCTAAGATTCTAGCATCTTCTACATCTGCATCTGCAATTCGTGGTGGTTCATATAACGTAATTCTACTTGACGAATTTGCTCACGTTTCTAGCACTATTGCGGATGAGTTTTTCAATTCAGTATATCCCACAATCACTTCTGGTAGTGATACCAAAGTAATTATGATTTCAACTCCTAATGGGTTGAACATGTTCTATTATTACTGGCAGGGTGCAACCAAAAAGACAGGTGAGCCTGGTAAAAATGATTATGTTCCATTTGAAGTCCACTGGAGTCAAGTGCCCGGTAGAGATGAAAAGTGGAAAGAGGGAATCATCAAGAACACCTCTCAGCAACAATTTGATCAAGAAATGGAATGTTCCTTCTTGGGAAGTCAAAATACACTCATCAATTCTTCAAAATTAAAAATATTGAATTGGATAGAACCCAAAGATAAAAATGCAGATGGGTTGTGGATATATGAAAAACCAAAAGAAGGTAGACATTATTACATAACCGTTGATACTGCGCGTGGTCAAGGAAAGGATTATAGTGCATTCCTTGTTTTTGATACAACGGAATTGCCATATAAGATTGTTGCAAAATACAGAAACAACACCGTGTCTCCGATGGTGTATCCTACGGTAATATCAACTGTTGCGAAAAACTACAATAATGCACACATCTTGGTTGAAATTAACGACATCGGTGGACAAGTTGCAGACATCTTGCACCAGGACTTAGAGTATGAAAACGTCATGATGACCGTATATAAAGGTAGAGCAGGACAGACTATCAATGGCGGATTCGGAACTACAGGAAAATCTCAGTCCCAGTTGGGCGTACGAACTACCGGTCCTGTCAAAAAACTTGGGTGTTCTGTTCTGAAGAGCCTCATTGAAGAAGACAAAATGCTCATAGAAGATGTTGATGTTGTCAATGAACTTGTAAGTTTTGTTGCGAAAAGGAATTCATTTGAAGCGGATGATGGGCACACAGACGATTTGGTAATGTGTTTGGTTTTGTTTGCTTGGATGACACGACAAGAATATTTCAAATCCATCACTGAAACTGATGTCCGAACTGGGATATATAAAGAAGAAATTGAAAAAATGGAGGAAAGTATGATTCCGTTTGGTTTTGTGAGGGACGGAACGGATGAAGAAGAAGGAGAGTGGGATGGTAAAGATCGATGGTTTGTTTTTTAAAAATATCTCCCCAAAATAGTAAAAACTATAAATAAAAGGAACATATATGTGAATTAAACATATTTTTAAATAATAAATACCCTTCCAAGGAGATTCAAAAAAATGGCAAGAGCAAATGTTACGGTATTAATTGATGATCAGAGTTTTGTAATTCCTGGTGGAGAAGATGGTTCTTTAACTAGAGCAGGTTTGGTATCACAAAATGGTTTAGTAAATGCTGTTGGTAATACCGGAGAACGAAACAAAGGTTATATGACAATTGAAGGGCTTGGGGAGTGGATGCAGCGGCTAACTTCTGTCGATCCAATCGGGACTTCGATTACTGCGGATACTTCAAATCATACAGGAAATGTGGCTGGAGGTACTGGTCCTCGTTGGCCATACGGTCCAACTGGTGATTGGAAAAATGAATGGTGGGCTGCACACAACTATCTTCAATATGGAGGTGTGTTAGTTGTTGGTGCAACTGGTGGTGAAGAAAATATGACCGATGGATACACAACTCTTAAAAATAAAGAAATTCCATTGGATGTTGTGTTTGCAGCAACAGGTGGCGATCAAACATCTGTGACTGCTATTGCTGAATTGCGGCAGGATTGTGTTGCTGTGGTTCCAGACAGTACCGTTGGTACGGATGCAGACACTGCTACATTCAACGGTACACAGAGCGAATTTACCATTTGTGTGTTTGGTCAAAAGAAGCATCTCAACGTTAACAGAAATACGAATGAAAATATTACTGATGGTCTGAGTTCGTTTGTTTATACGAATTGTGCAGCAGATGTTGCCGGTTGTATTGCAAGAACAGATAATGTTAAGGATCCTTGGTTCTCTCCCGCAGGATTCAAACGAGGAAGAATATTTGACGTTGTAACGCTAAAGGATAATCCAACTGACGTACAAATGGACAGCCTTTATGTTAGTAAAATTAATCCTATTGTTACTTTCCCCGGTGAAGGCACGGTACTTTTTGGAGATAAGACTGGTGCGGCTCCTACTAGTACATTGAGTAGAATTAACGTATCCAGATTGTTCCTTTACTTAAAGAAAACAATTGGTGCTGCTGCTCGAAGTCTTTTGTTCGAACTAAATGATGCACGAACAAGAGCATCATTCGTAAATGCAGTATCTGGAGTAATGGAAAATGTT